AGTATTTTTCATTTTTTAAGTTATTTCGGGTTGGTGCGGTGGGCAAGTCCGCAGGGTGGCCCGGTTGTGTTGTGCGGGTGACTACAATTCCACTAAATCAAAAAAGCCTTTAGGTAGTTGACTTTGCGCCACTTTTAGGCAATCTTCGCACATAGACATAGAGCCTTTAAGCCCATCGGTTCCTTCATTCATTTCTGTCGCAATGACTTTAGGTGGGGAAACACACCTAATCATTTTGTGCCCGCCGCCGTATGTCATAAAATTTTGACCGTTAGGCTTTTCTGCTTGGCATCTTTCTTTATCTATTGGGAACATAATCTTATTTGGATTTATTGAACTAAAGCGGCGGGCAAGTCCGCAGGGTGGCCCGGCTATTAAAATTATTGATATGCAGCTACAATGAGGTAAACGTTTCTGGGTAATCCCTACGCAACACCCTCGCGCCTAATAGGTCTTGTAATTTATGGAAGCTGCCTACCCATTCGGTTATTTCCATTGGGTGCGTTCCGTCTAATTCTATGAAATTATTGTGTGCTTCTACAAGTAAATTCATAATCTTTTGTTCTTTCTCTGTAAATGGTTTTTTCAATTTAGCTTTTTTTTGGTCCGCAATGGGGCCCGGCCATTAAGATTACGCCAACTTATTATCGGCGAGCCATAAAGTGTGCGCCTCGTCTGCGCGTATGGCCGTTACCGCTCGGATAATATACCCATCGTTTACGTGTGCCTCGCCTACTGTTATGGCGTTTTCCGGAGATGTTGCACGCACCATCCCGGACACTAATACGGTGGTATTTCGGCGAGTGTGGTAGGCTATCGACACTACGTAATTGTGCATGGTCATTTATTGGGTTGAAGCGGTGGGCAAGTCCGCGATTAAGTCCATTTAGGTGGTTTACTTACCGGCCACCGTTACGGTGCCTCGGCCGGACGCCCGGTAGGCTTCTTCTAGCAAAGAGGTCTCGGTAAAGTACTGGGAGGTCATTCTTACGGTCTGACCTATGAGCTCGGCCGTTATGAAATGGCCGACCGCCCGTGTGGGGTCGGCATAAATCATACCGTTAATGGTGGTGAGTCTACCGAGCGTGGCTTTGGCGGCGGCGGTAGATACGGCGGTGATAATTACGGTGGCCGATACGGAGTATATCATTACGGTGTTCATGGTATTGTTCTTTATTGGGTTGGTGCGGTGGGCAAGTCTGCAATGGGGCCCTTTAGGTGGTCGGGGTTGGTTATTAGGCTACCGTTCCGCGCCCGGCTGCGCGTCTGGCTATCTCTAGCAAAGAGGTCTTGGTAAAGTACCGGGAGGTAATTTTAACTTTGTCTCCGCTAAGTATCCCGGCCGCCAACGTGCTAGAATTTGCGTGGTTGCGGCTGGTATAGACCATCCCGTTAAATGATGCTAATCTACCGAGTGCGCTTTTCGCGGCGGCACGTGATACGGAGTATATGGTTACGGTGTTCATGGTAGTTAAGTTTAGCAAGCTACTCGCTTACGATAGTACAAATATACGACCCCCTAACCCACTATTGCAACTATTGCAAAGATTATCTTTGTAATTAGTTTAATTACTTTGCTAAAACAGCCTTTCGGCTGCCGCCTTATGACATTCAGCTATTCGGTTTTCGCCCAAAGCAAAGTATTCCCCCTCTTGCTCCATACAAATATATTTGCGCTCGGTATTAAGGCAAGCCACAGCCGTGGTAAATGAACCGGCGCAGTTGTCCAAAACCGTTTCACCTTCGTTGGTGTAGGTTTTAATGAGGTACTCGAATAGGGGTACGGGCTTTTGGGTTGGGTGTAATCCTCTGCCAGTCCTTACGTTAAAGCGTAACTGCGTTGTCGGGAACTTATGGGTATATGTTTTTACGGTGTCGCCGAACTCTTTGGATTTTTCGGTTATGGCTAACCGTATTGCCTTGTTTTTACTCTGTCCATTTCCGCCACTTTTTATAGGCTTATCCCTTTTTACCATTTGAGGGAAATACAAAGGCTGCTTTCCCGTCTTGCTAAAAACAATTACCTCCTCGTGGTCCTTTAACGGTTGCCGCTTTGCTTGTACAAAATTGGCGGCAAACTTTTTATCCCAAATAAAAGAGTGCGCAAACCCTTTTAAATTACTCATTATCAACGCACTGGTAAAAGGTTGGCTGCCAAACAACACAATAGCCCCATTATCCTTTATAACCCTCTTGTACTGCCCCCAAAGTGGACCGAAAGGTATTACGGTGTCCCACTTGCAATCGGTCGTACCATAAGGCAAATCGCAAAGTATCATATCAATACTTCCGTCTGGTATTTCTTTCATCAGTTCCAAACAATCGCCTTTGTGAATGGAACTTGTTTTAGGGTTAATCATGGGTTGGTTCTTTTAAAAAGATTTTCGACTATGGTTGTTAACGATCCGTTGAAGGTCCACGGCGAGCTCTTGGCGCTCCTCGGCAGACGTTAGGAGAAAGGCCGCCTCCGAGTTCCGCCTATTGGTCAGGCCGTCCAGCACCTTGCCCGCCGACTTATTGTACATGGGCATTACGGCGGCCACCTTGGCGAGATCTCCCGACCTTATAGCGCGGTTAAGGCGGGGCCCGAAGCGGCTAACGTTGTAGTCCATGACGGACAGGACCAATGCCGGCCACTCGTCGACGCATGGGTACCTCCTCCGTATATCCTTATGGACGATATCGAAAACCCGTGTGGTCCTTATATCGGCCTCCTTTTTACTTATCGTCTCCGTGCGGGATAAGGCTTTGGTTCCCCAACCGTTGCGGTATGCGTTTACGTCCCACGTGGCTTTTGGCGTTAGCGCCTCCCACCTCTTAACCATTAGCATCGCTATCTCTTTGTCGGAGTATTGCGGAGAGCATGGGGCCGGGGCCGGTAGGTTCGGCAGTCCGTAAAGCCTTATCGGTGACGTCGTAGGGTACATACTGCTGGCTGGTAGGCTTTTTAGTCGGTAGGTCGGGGAGCCCGAGAGATAATTGCGCGTCGAAATCGTATTCATCTTCGCAAGAGTTGAAGATACGAGAACTAGGAGTATTACGTTTATTAGACATTTCACGAAGTTATATTTGGTTAAGGATACCGGCAGGGCCGGGGCGCAAAGGTAGGGGTTAAAGGGCCATGTTGTCTACGAACCCCCATTTGCCCGAAGGTAGGAACACGGCCGTTACGTCGTGTTCCACGCAAGCGGCCCGGAGTTGGTGGAGTCTTGGGTTCGGTGAAGGCACAAAAAGAGGCTTGGTAGTGCCGTCTATTTGTTTTTGGTCAAAAGTAGTCCCCGATAAACCCTGCCGGAAGTGGTGAGGGCTAGGTAGGCTACTTGGATCAAACACGGCGGCACTCCCGGTCTCCGTAATCAATATAGCCACGCCGAGGGTACCACTAAGTTCACGGCACAGTAACGCGGTCAGCCCTCTGTCTTTGGCGGGTTCGCCCGACATTAGCATACTTACGACACCTTGTACTATATTAAGGGATTTGGCAACCTTGGATTGGGTAATGTTAGCGTAAACCAACACCTCCGATAGACTTATATGCGTCTTGGGGTTAATAGGAGTATCGGCGCGAACTGGTACAAGGCCTTTCGGTGTGGTGTAGTTACGGCCGTCGAGCGCGTAGTACACCTCGACACTTAATAGGTCGCATATCCCGGAAACAAGCGGCGCCCTCTTCGTGTGTAGCTCGGGCCACGTATCCTCTATATCCCGCGCAACGTGGCGAGGTAGAGGCTTTGAGGGTATCCGGCTGCCGAAGTCGTCAAGGTTCCAACCTTTCATACGCCGGAATTGCCCAAGGGTCATACCGGGGAGCTCCGACGGTGGGAAAGGTTCGGCCACCCGGAGGCCGTCGGCGGTTTGTAGTGTGGGCCAACCTAAGTGTTTAAGGATGGCGACCGTGGAGGCCGTTGGACCGTTGGGCCATTGGTTCTCACAGTTGAAAACGGTGGCCGTGGAGAGACCGACGCCCCGGGCAAAATCGGCCCGGGAAAGGCCGGCGATTTGGCGTAGTTTTTTCGGATTAAGCATGTAATTTATTAAAAATTCCTGTTGACAAATTAGTGGTGGTGGCGGGCGATTTTTACGTATATATGGCCATTTTAACCTAAAACGCTATTTACGGCCGTGCTGCAAAAGTACATCGTTTTCGATTACCTACCAAATTTATATAGGTTTTCTTTTGAGTATTTGCGTTGTAGTGGGTATTGGGTGACGGTTGGCAGGTCGGATTTGTCAACACGGAAAATTCCTGTTGACAACTGAAATGACCAAAACCCGCATAAACAAAGGGTTTAATAAATTTTGTACTAAAAGCTAAATCTAAATATATACTAGTCAAATTAAAGTAGAGTTACTAAATAAGTAATAGAGATACAGTAAAATAGGGATTACTGATTTAGTAATCGTACTTTACTTTAATTGGGTGGTGGGCTTCTTATTTCTGTTGACAATTTATAAAAATCGCCTTTACCTAGCAAAAATATATACGGATTTTATGAGTGTTATTTTCGCGCCTTTTTCGACCATTGTTTTACTTTTCGTATCTTGCCAACATGGCCCAAATAGACGTCAGCGACGCGGTACGGACATTTCGAGGACTGCACACCGATTTGACCGGTGCGCAGTTTGATAAGAACGTGGCGGGCGCATTGAACCACACCGCCCGTAAGGTGAGGACCCGTACTAGCATAGAGGTGCGAAGGTTATATCGAATTAAAGCTAAAGACGTAAAGAAATCTATATCGTTAGGGCCTGCCATGGTGACCAATCTAACCGCGACGATACGGATATCAGGTAAGCGCCTACCCATTAGGGCGTTCCCACATAGGCAGACCCGCAAGGGCGTGTCCGTGTCTATCCTTAAGGGCCCCCGGAGGGTCATACACAAGGCTTTTGTATCGTCTATGGGGAATGGACACCAAGGGGTGTTCGCCCGGGGGGAGTATAAAGCTAAAGGGTTCGGATTTAGGTACAAGAGGACGGCACCTAGTAGGGGTAATGATCTTGGCATTAGTGAACTACTGACTACAAGCGTACCACAAGCCGCCGCGCGTAAGATCATATTACAGAAACAACGCCGAGGTGTGGAGGCGGACTTTCCTAAAAGGTTGTCCCACCTGTTAGGTCGCGCGTCGGCACGCGTAAGGTCTTAAGGCATACTTAAGTGCCTGACTTCCATAAAATTAGCGCGGGTCCTTCCCCGAAAAGGAGCGATGCGGGTAGTCTAGCCCCGGAAACGCACTAGTTTAAAATTCTGAAATGGCAGGGACGACCAAATTATATTTGGCGCGTTAAAATTTGGAGTTGTCATTTAGGCCGCACTATATTTGCCCCGAAGCAAAACACAAATCCAAATGAGAACATCCACCCTCGACTCCTCGGAATTAGATACGCTATTTATAGAGCTTGACGATTTAACATCGCTAGTGACCCAATACACTAAAGATTACGAACGGGCAACCCAACGGTTGCAGTACTCGAACTCCGAGTACTTCGGCGTTCAAAATAAGCTCCAAGAGCTCCTCGCTAAACATATCGGTCAAAATGCGATCCCGGCAGACAACGGACCTAATTACCTGCAACACGCCGGGAAATTGTGGACGTACTGGTACACCTTAGAAACCGGCGACATATCCATGCTTATACCGGCCGAGGACCTGTTGGAGATCCGCCCGGAGGCTACCGGTACGACCCTGCGCTCCCGCGCAACCAAAACCCTTGGGACTAATGAATAAGATAACCCCCGAACTGATTGAGAGCGCCATTATCTCCGAGGAGATAATGAATACGACCCGGTCTACCATCGTTATCCTAACCCTGCGTAATGGGTTCGAGGTCGTCGGCACCTCCGGCGTGGTAGATCCCGCAAGGTTTGACCTTACGATAGGGTACGACGTGGCCTACCGGCGTGCGGTTTCCAAAGTGTGGGAACTGGAAGGGTACCTACTTCAAGATAAACTCCGCATGGCTAATGGACAATAAACCCAAGGCCAAAAGAGGTAGGGGCCGACCGCCCGGCGCTAAGAACAAAAACAAAGCTAAAACCGTTACGACCACCGAGCTCGCCAAGATACTCGGAGTATCTACGGGCAAACTACGGACGGCCATAGCCACCGGACGGGTGCCCGCTACGTGCTATACCAAAGACGGAGGCCGCACCGGCACGTATCGGTTTGACGAAAAATCAGCAGTACGGGAGTACCGGGAAAACGCGAACCACAAAAGTATCAATAAAAAATATTTGGCGGCTAACCCGGGCCTCGACCCAAGCGCGGCGGCCCCCACGGATAAAACGAAGATGGGCAAGGGCCAAGCCACGCTCACCCAAATTCGCCAAGATACCGAGCTCCTAAATTACGAGAAAAAATTGCTTGAGTTGGAGCAGCTCAAAGGTACCCTCGTCGTTAAGGCGGAGGTATATATGGAGCTATATGCGCACGGCCAACGGGTACGCCAAGCGATCCAAAGCGTACCTAAAAGAACCATCGACGATATCCGGGCCGCGTCCAATCGTACGGAAGCGGCCAAGATTCTCTCGGACGCTCTGGACGACGCGTTGCGCGTCCTCGCCGACGCTGACCACTTAAAAATATAAACGTAATGGCTAAAATATACATTCAAGATTTACGGGCTAAATTCTCCGGTAAGCCCGAGGTGGAAATACCAGAGGGGGCCACCCTACGTTTTGAACTCCCGAGCGGGAATATGTGCGTAAGCGTAGAGGACGGGGTTCTAAAGATTAGAAAGCATGGCTCCGGCCTAAGTTACGACGATCAAATAAACCTCCGTCCGGTAGTACAAAACCGGATCGATATAAGTTAATAGAATGACCAACAAAAAACTATTCACCTTCGCATGGTTCGCGCTCACACTTACGGTATGCCTCGCGATTGCGGTAGGCGAAAAATGGACCTCCCGGCTCTCCGAGGTCTTTACCTTCATAGCATGCGCCGCCGGGGCCGGTAGCGCCATGCTCGGCCTATGGGCCGGATTAAAAGATTTAGATAACTAAATGACCCAACCCGTACACCTCGCCGGCTTTCTGGACGGGCTCCGCCCGGCCGTCCACCTCCTTCCGTCGGAGTGGGCGGATGAACGTCGTTTTTTATCTTCAAGCGCGGCGGCCGAGCCCGGCCGGTGGAGGACTGACCGGACCCCGTATCTACGGGAGATAATGGACTGTTTCGATATTTATAGCGAGGTGCAAGAGGTGGTCATAATGAAGGGCGCCCAATTAGGACTTACTGAGGCCGGCTTCAACGTGGCGGGCTATTTCATCGATATGGACCCGTGCCCAATTATGTACGTTATGCCTACCGACGCCACCGTTAAGCGTAACTCTAAGCTCCGATTTGACCCAATGGTTCGGGAGAGTCCTACGCTCGCCGCTAAGGTCTCCGCCGGTAGCTCGCGTAGCAAGTCCAATACCATGCTGCAGAAAGATTACCCGGGCGGAACTATGATTTTCCAAGGGGCCAACACGGCCTCCGGCCTCCGCTCCGTGCCGATCCGCGTTTTGATTTTCGACGAAACCGACGCCTTCCCCTCCGATCTCGACGGTGAGGGCTCACCCATCGAATTAGGCTTGGCACGTACCCGCACCTTTGAGGGCACCAAAAAGGTACTTAAGATATCCACGCCGACGCTCGCCGATACCTCCGTCATAGCTGCCGAATTTGCGAGTACGGACCAACGGTACTACCACATACCTTGCCCCCATTGCGGGACGTTCCAAGTGCTGGAATGGGAAAACATTATTTTCGATTCTGACGCCACGCGCGTAACCGAAGCCCACTACCAATGCGAGGGGTGCGAAGTGCTCATTGAGGAGCGCCATAAAACTAAAATGTTAGCTGCCGGCCAATGGATCGCGACTAACACGGACGGACACGACCCACAGCGTAGGGGGTACCACATCAATAGTTTTTACTCCCCTCTCGGGTGGTTCTCTTGGGTGTCCGCCGCTAACCAATTCCTAAAGGCTTTTAGGGAACACGATCAAGCAAAAATGAAAGTTTTCGTGAACACGGTACAAGGTAAAGCGTGGGAGGAGACCACCGTAACGCCCCGCGCCCAAGATCTATACGAGCGCCGAGGCGGCTACCGGTCCAAAGAGGTGCCGGCCCAAGTCACCACACTAACCGCCGGCGTAGACATCCAAGGCGACCGCATAGAGGTGGAGGTGGTCGGGTGGGCACAAGGTATGCGGGCGTACTCCATCGACTACGTGGTACTTCCGGGCAACACGAACCAACCGGAAGTTTGGGCCCGACTTTCCCAACTCCTATACACCCCGTACGAACGGGCCGACGGGGCGACCATCGGACTCTCACGTATGTGCGTAGACTCGGGCTTTAACACCCAAGAGGTCTACAACTTTTGCCGGGAACATCCCGGGCAAATAGTCGTACCCGTTAAGGGTCAAGACAACGATAGACAGAAAGTAATGATACGCCCGCCGCAAGTCGTCGACGTAAAAGCCAACGGTAAGAAAGTTGGCAAAGTTGGTCTTTGGAATTTAGGGGTAAGTATGATAAAGCAAGAGGTGTACGGCCGCTTAATGCTCGGCCTAACCGCCGCCGGGGACACACCCCCGGGCTATTGCTTTTTTCCCGAAGACTACGATATGACATATTTTAATATGCTCGCCTCGGAGCGCCTTGCCAAGAGATTAACGCCCCAAGGTTACTATAAATTTGTGTGGGAAAAGATACAAGCCCGTAACGAAGCCCTCGATTGTAGGGTGTACGCCCGGGCGGCGGCGGCCATGCTCGGCCTTGACCGTTGGCGGGACGAACATTGGGAACGTGCCAAGGCCAATGCGTACGCCCCGAAGTCCCCTACCGACGCGAAAAAGACGAAACAGAAACCCAAACCCCGAAAGGATAGTATTTGGGGATAAGATACCGGCGTGTAGTTCGCCCCGCCGTAGCGCGTTAGTTTTGCTTCAAACACGCCTAACAAGCCACAATCGGCGGGGTTTTATACGTTTTATGCCTACCTTTAGCCAAAATTACATATAGATGGCAGCTACCACACCCCCCAAACTATATACCGAAGCTATGTACTTGGCGCTTGGTAAGGCCGTAGCCGAGGGCGTAAAGCAAGTCCAGTACTCCGACAAAATGGTTACGTACCGCTCACTCGCCGAGATGAGAGAGATACTAGCACTAATGCGGGCGGAACTGTACCCGGAGAGTCCATTGGGATCCCGGAGTCGCCGCGTCGGGTATTACAGTTCTGGAAAATAAACACCCCATGAATTTAATTGATCGCACCATAGCCTACGTGGCCCCACGCGCCGCACTAAAACGGATGCAAGCCCGAGCCGCCATTGGCGGCCTCGACGAACTGGTACGTAAGTTTGACGGCGCCACGCGCGGCCGACGCGGCAAAGGTTGGGACGCCCGCGCAACCTCGGCAAATACCGAAATCGAACGGGAGGGCTCCATTGTGCGGTATCGCGCCCGGGACCTCGTACGAAACAATCCGTGGGCCCGCAAGGCTGCACAAGTGGTGAAAACGAACGTAGTAGGATCCGGCATAAAAGCGAGCCTCCGCGCCGAGGGTAAGAGCAAAGCCCAACGGCGTTTCGTCGAGACCGCTAAAACTCTCTGGAAAAATTGGGCGGAAACCACCGCATGCGATTTTTACAAGCGCAAAAATCTATACAGTATCCAGCGCCAAGTAATGCAGCACGTTTTCGTGGATGGCGAGGTGCTGGTACGGCAGCGTAGGAACAAAAACCTAACCATACCGGTAGAGCTCCAAGTTCTGGAAATTGACTACCTAGACACCACTAGAACCGTTACGCGGATTTCGGAGGGCGGCGGGTACATCGACCAAGGCGTCGAAATGGACGGCGACGGGCGCGTAGTGGCATACTATCTATACCAACAACACCCGGGCAATAACACCGTGTGGCAAAGCCTCGTATCCATCCGCGTACCCCGGGAGGAGATACTGCACATATACCACGAGGAACGCGCGGGACAGATACGGGGAGTCTCCGAAATGGCGGCCTCTATGTTACGCCTACGGGACTACGACGAATACGAGGACGCGCAATTGATCCGGCAAAAAATCGCGGCATGTTTCGCGGTGTTCATCCACGGTGACGAGTCAGGACTACCGGGCGAGGACGGAGGCGATGGCTACGATTTCGAGCGATTAGAGCCCGGTATGATTGAACGTTTACCGGCGGGTAAAGAGGTGTCGTTTGCATCTCCTCCCGAGACTTCCGATTACGACCCTTACACCCGACGCGTACTACAAGGCGTTTCGGCCGGCATGGGCGTCACGTACGAGTCCATGACAAACGACTACTCCAACGTAAATTTTAGTTCGGCCCGTATGGGGTGGATAGAAACCGGACGTAGGTACGCCGAATTTCAAGCCGACGTCGTACAAGTACAACTTTGCGCCCCGGCGTGGGAGTGGTTCTTACAAGCCGCCCGCGTAGCGGGGAAATTACCCGCTAGGGGAGAATTTATTGTGAGTTGGACGCCACCCCGGCGCGAAATGATCGACCCGGTAAAGGAAACCGAGGGACTAAGCGCGCAAGTACGTGCCGGCTTTGTCGCGTGGCAAGATGTAGTCCGCCAACTCGGGGGTGACCCGGAGGAGGTAGTGGCCAAGATGAAAGAGGACCGGGATATTTTCGACACCCTCGACGCCAAGTTTACTACCGACCCCCGGTGGGACCCCGCCCGTAAACCGGAAGCCGACCCGGAGGCGGGAGTGAAACCCGCGAAGGCCAAAAAACCTACCGAATAGGTTTTATACGTAAAATATCCGTATTATTGCCGCAATGAAAGTAGAAACTTTTAACCGTAACGCAACCAACGACGACGCCAACGACCCGCTAACCACGCGGGCGCTTGGCGCCACCTTCCGGCCAAGCTCCGTTAACGTGGACGCCCGGACGGTGGAGGTAGTCTTTGCGTCCGACATTTCCTATACCCGAAACGATTGGTACACCGGAATGGCGTACGACGAGGTACTAAGTATGGACCCGGCCCACGTTCGACTCGAACGTATGCAATCAGGTGCCCCGCTTTGCGATAACCATAACCGGTTCGGGCGGACTTTAGATTGCGTTTTCGGCGTAGTCGAGGAGGTCCGGTTGGAGGGTTCGCAAATGGTCGGCGTTATTCGTTTCTCGAAACGAGCCACCGCCGAGGAAATTTTTCAAGACGTTATCGACGGCATCTTGCGTAATTTCTCCATCGGTTACCGTGTGTATGCCTACGACCGCGAGGCCGCCACCGAAACAAAAATTGAAACCCGCACCGCCGTAAGTTGGGAGCCTTTCGAGCTCTCCATAACCCCGGTGCCCGCTGATTACACGGCGCAAGTAAGGACACAAAACAAAAATTTATTAAACCCCCAAAATAAACCTACCGTAATGGACGAGGATATTCTAACCCCGGGCGCAACGCCTACCGTAGCCCCGACGGCTCCCGTCGCTACGGAAACCCGCACCGGCGCCCCCGCGCCGGCAGCCACGCCCGCACTAGTGCCGGCGATTGTTAACCCGCCCGTAGTCGCTACGGATATCGTAACCCGCACCGCCGCACAAGTGGACGTTGCCAACCCGGTTTCCGTGATGCAACTGGTACGCATGGCGGGATTACCCGTAACCGTCGCCGAGGATCTCGTGGGCCGCAACCTCTCCGCGTCAGCAGTAACCGCCGAGGTTACCCGTCTCTATGAGGCCGCCGGGAGTGCCAACGTAACCGACCGCCCGGCCGCCGTAACGGGTGGCGACGAGGCGGTACGATCCGCCGCCGATATGACCAACGCCATTTTGCACCGCTCCGGCGCTGCCGGCGTCGAGCTTACCGATGGCGGCCGCCGTTTCCGTAGCCTTAATATGCTTCGCATGGCGGGCCAATTTCTGGAAGGTCGCGGTATTCGTACCTCCGAAATGGGTAACCGTGAAATCGCGAAGCGTGCTATGCAGTACCGTTTCGGAGGAGCTCACACGAGTTCCGATTTCCCTACGATCTTAGGTAGCGCCATTAACATCTCGCTACGCAAGGCGTACGAGTTGCAACCGCGCACCTTTATGCCGTTCTCTCGTCGTGAACTCCACGCCGACCTCCGCGAGCACTCTAAAGCCCAACTTTCCGGGCTCGTGGGCAACTTCGGCAAGGTGAAAGAAGGTGGCGAGTACAAAAGTGCGACGTTCACCGAGGCGGTGGAGTCCTACAAGGTCGAAAAGTACGGCGAAGAAGTGCCGTACACCTTGGAAATGATTATCCAAGACCGCCTCGACGCGTTTAGCCGTATCCCTACTGCTCTCGCCGCGAAGGCCGCGCAACTGCAAAGCGATCTCGTTTACGGTGTCCTTTCCGCGAACGCCAATATGGCGGACGGTAACGCGCTGTTTAGTGCCGCCCACGGCAACAACGCCGCCTCCGGCGGTGCCATTACCGAGGCGAGCTTGAACGCCGCTCGCACGGCCATGATGTTGCAAAAGGACCTTAACGGGGACTTTATCGGCGTAAGCCCTCGATTTATCGTAGTCGGCCCTACCCGTATGTTGGAGGCACAAAAAATGCTCACGGGCATTACCGCCAACACGACCGGAGCCGTAAACGTTTTCGCCGGATCGCTTACCCTTATCGTCGAGCCTCGTTTGGGCTCGGCGTGGTACTTAATGGCCGACCCCTCCAGCGTCGACACCATTAACTACGCGTTCCTCGATGGCGAGGGTGAACTTTTCACCGAGACCTACCAAGACCCGTCTACTGACTCCACGAAGGTTAAGGCCCGGATGTTTTTCGGAACCAAAGCCATCGATCACCGAGGTATGTACCGCAACGCCGGAGCATAACCGCCGACCGCTCCACGAGCACCGCATAACGGGGCCGCCGCCACATACGGGGGCGGCCCCGTTTTCTTTTCAAAACCAAAACTTAACCTTTTTCTAAGATGAAAAATTACATCCAAGAGGGCCGCCACATCGACGTATCGGCCCCCGCAAACGCCACCTCTGGCAACCTCGTAGTTATCGGCAGCCTCGCCGGCGTAGCGAACACCACCGTACTTTCCGGTGAGAGTCTCTCGATATCTTGCGACGCTGTTTTTGAGCTCCCTAAAAGCGCCATCGCACTAGCCGTAGGCGCTCCCGTGTACGCCGCCGCCGGCGTCGCCCAACCCGTAACCGCCACCGACTCCGATACCAAAGTAGGCATCGTCGTACGTGCGGCCATCATCGGAGACGCCACCGTATGGGTGCGAATCAGCATTTAAACAGAACCTTATGCCCTCCCGCTTTGAAGCCTACCAATTTGGCGTATTTACCCGAGTGCTCGGTACCATGGGTACCCCCGCACATTGGACGTCCGTAGATGGTACTTTGACGTGGGAGGGCTTGGTACTTTTTCAGAACCCCACGGAACAATACCGGCTCGCCGGCATGCCCTCGGAGACCGGCCGCTACGTCGTCGAGTATTACTTCGGACAACTGGACGGACTAAAGGAAATTGTAGATCGTCAAGAGAACGACGATAACGAAGTTATCAGCGTGGACGGCATCGACTACCAAGTTACGTCCGTCGAACGCGTGCATGACGGCAGAACGTACCGCGCCGATGTGGTACCGGTACGGATTGACGACACGTATAACGTTTAGCCTTATGACCCGATACGATGAAATTGAGGACGGCTTTGTAAACCGCTTGGCGGTACTTCGCACTTACGAGTGGGAAGTGCAAGCCTTTCCAGATAATAAAGCACGTTTCGAACTGCAAGCGGGCAAACCTAGAATTACGGTAGCCTACAATAATAGCTACTACGGGGATAGTAATAGCCCCGGCCGGCCGGCCATTTTGTCCATGGGTGGCACTATGGCCCAAGAGCAATTCGTGGAGATTGTGGTAGCCATAGAAAGTAAGTCGCTCCGGGGCCCCCGGGGTGTCTACCAAGGCTACGAATATATTCGTACCTTACTCCTCGGGTGGTCACCCTCCCCCGAGTTCCGTAAGGCTTCGTTTCTCCGGGAGGAGTTCGAGGAACACGACGCCGGGAGGTTTAAATTCTCGCTCGTCGTACTAACTTCTAGACTCGTAATTGAGTCACAAACCGAGATCGGACCCGGTGGGTTAAACCCCGAGGACGACCCCGAAACCCCGCCGCTTTTCCTAGAGGGGAGCGCCGACATAACTTGCTAACCATGGCGGACATTACCCCCGTAAAAATATCGCAACTTAGCCTCACCGAGTTCGTAAACCCGGGGGATAATTTTGTGTTAAGTCGTAACGGCGTAACCGTCCGGGTGTCTTTTGAGAAAATCGGTCAAGCCCTTACCACTCTCACCGGGGGCGTAGGTAGCTTTAGCCTAACGAGTGGCGTATTGACGGCGCGCGGTGAGTACTTCGGCGCAACCGCCCCGACCCTATCCACTTCCGCCGCCGGCAACTACGTACTAACCGTTCCCGCCGGGACGCGGGTAATATCGTTTACAGTCTTCGGTAACAACGCGGTATTGAATGGGTCTAACGAGTTTGTACTACGGATCGACAACACCGCCAACGCAATCCAGAGGAGCTATACCGTATCCCAATACGTCGCCAACACCGGCGCGGCTGCCGATAAATTCAGCCTCGGGACCAATGAAACAGAAACGTTTCCAACTACCAACGTAACACAACTACTATTCCCCGGAATGAACGGCTACGGAACAACCGGCTTTCGTTTAGTTCTGGCTTAAAAAATACCCTACAATGCGTAAAATAATCCTCTTAGCCCTCGTCTTGGTTATCGTCACATCCGCCGACCTTTTCGGACAGTTCCGTTTAGCCTCGGATGGCTTTGTTTCCCAATTTAGCAACCCAAACGACAGCACTTATATTGTTGACGTTGACCTATTTTCTGACCTTACGGGTACGGGGTATGTCCCGACCGGTATAACCACCGCCTACCGCGTATTTAGCCAGCGCGGTCAGTTGTACCGGATCAGCGCAACGTCAAACCTTACGTTTAGTTCTGCACGCTTAACGCTGGTAGAAATCGACAACGACCAAGTTAATACCGAGGGTTTACCAACCGGCCAAATACAAATCTTTGACCCGGGAGCGGTAGGGGCAATACCACAAGTACCTTTTGGCACGACCGGCGCAACGTCTGTTTTGCAAGCGGCCGTCGTGTCGTACAATAGTATTATCCCGTCAGTATCCGCAGGAGTGAGCGCCGCACAGGTAAAGGTAGACGTGGATTCGGCGCTGGTAGCTGCAAAGGGGTATGCCGACCTAAAAGAACAAAGAGATTCAAGGGGAAGCATTAGCCAAGGGGCAAACATGGCATACAAGATAGGAGTAGACACATTCAAGCAACCTAACATTTGGCTGGTTGGCGACAGTAAGTTAAACGCAGTACATACAATATCGAAAATACAAGCCAACTACGGCGCGGCCTATGGCTTTGCAGGGACTGGCTATATGTCATTAAGCACAAAAAATAACGGGCGGTTAGGACTAATACCAAGGGCCACCTCGTCCGCTCCGGTAGAATACCCCGGAACGGTTTTCGCAAAATATTCCTTAGACGGACAGGCCCAAGAATTAACAGGAACGGGGGAAGTAAGGATAGAGCTAAATACCAATTACACAACCTACACAGATGATCTAACTTGTACCTATTGGGACTACGCAAAGATTAGCTATCTACGCCACCCATCGGGGGGAAACATTAAAATTATCGTAGACGACATTACGTTGGCAACGATTGACGCAAACGGGGCGGAGGCTAAAATGATCTACGAAATAACCGGACTTGCGGACACTTCGCACACCCTTAAGATTGAGAATGTAAGCGGGACAAATTACACCTTAGATGCGTATTTTTTGAGGACTAACGCTAAAGGAATTATCGTGAACTGTTTGTCCAATTCGGGGTATGACGCTGAACTGTTCAATACTTTGCTGGACTTTCCGAACAAGGAAATGCTTTCTAGTTACCCTCCCGATGCGGTGGTCGTAAGATTAGGAACAAACGACAGTAATAGGGACTTTACACCTACTGCCTTTGTTGCGAACGTTGCGCGGATAGTGGACACCTTACAAAATTACGGGCCGAGTTCGGATGTTTTACTAGTCGGTATTGAGGGAATGGCACTAGGAACTATCTATACCGATACGGAGTACAACGCAAAGCTAAAGAGTTCGGCAGATGCTAGATATTGGCGGTTTGCAAATCTGTACGACATAGTTCCCGACGCTGCAACTTTCCAAAGCCGGGGTTTCTCAACGGACGCCGTACATGAAAGTAGGGAAGGTTCGCACCTGATTGGTAATTTTATCTTTAGTGCTATTCAGAACAATGGAGGAGCCAGCAGTTTACCGCAAGACCTTCAAGCAGCCACAGACGTAGGGGCGGTAACGGATAATCCAATTACAATAAACGCAAATCTGAACCTGCAAGACGCCAACGGGAATATCAGGATCGGACTACAAGCGGGGGAAGATCTTACAACAGGTACGTTCAATATAATGCGTGGCTACCAATCAGCACTCAACACAACTACCGGCGGCTACAACGTCTTCGACGGCTACCAAGTAGCTTTTAGAAACACCACAGGAGAAAAGAATGTAGTCATAGGAGGGCAATCTTTTTTCAACAACAGAACAGGGTCGCAAAACTTTGCGCTCGGCGCCCAAGCCGGGCAGTTCGCTACCGGTAGTGTGCCTCTATTTACGGCCAATCAGTCCATGTACGTCGGCCCTATGACCGAGGCAGCGTATGACAACCCTATCAATGAAAACGTTTTTGGGTTTGACGCAATAGGAAACGGATCAAACAGCTTTACTTTTGGGAACGATAACACGGATTCAACTTTCCTAAAGGGGACTGTTCATTTTAACGCTGCGCCTGACCTAAATAGCAATTATTTAGGTGGTCTTTTAGACCCAGTAAGTAACCAACAAGGAGCGACGAAAGGATATGTAGACGCGCAAACATCCGCAATTGCGTCGCAATGGACGACAACGGGAAGTGACATTTACTACAATACGGGAAACGTTGGTATAGGCACCGTAACACCTACTACAAACCTGCATATATCAGAACCTACACTAAACGCACAGCTAAGATTAGACGCTGCACAGTTTGCCACTTTTATAATCAGCTCTGACCTATCCAGCACATCGGACCGTGACCCGTCTTTTCGTTTTGAAACGCAAGGCGTCGAACGTTGGCGAGTAGGCGTTGACGATAGCGATAGCGACGCTTTTGTAATAAGCGCCAGCGTTTTAAGTTCCACCGCCGCCGCCATATTCATACAAAAAGATAATAAGTACGTAGGATTCGGGACGGATCCAACGCAACAGATAGACGTTGCTGGAAGCATTAGAGCCCGGGGTATTGGAACCGGAACACCTACAACCGGACTGGGAACCACGTCAAACGGTACGTTTGCGAAAACCGACCTATTTATAAACTCTGCAATCCAAACAGACATAAATAATGCTCAGACAGACGCGGAAGCGTATGCCAGTACATTAGCAAACGGCATCCAATTTGCTACACAAGACGCGGATTCGGTAGTGACGTCGGTAAACCCAAAAGTTTACTTTACCCTAATCACTACCACCTCGGCCAGCGGTCCTACAAGCCTTGTGCTCCCGCCCGCTGCGGCGGCTAGAGCTGGACAAACAATAAGCCTCTTTAGTATTCTCGGTCCGGGAGCGACGGAGGATAACAGATTTAGCACCACAAGCGGAGATATTAGAAACGGGACCGCTACGGTTTCAAGCCTTGTAGTAGCGGTCGGAAACGTGGTAAGCGTAACGTGTAGACTGATTAACACATCGGGTACTTATAATTGGGTGGTGAATTAAATTCGAATAACGCCCCCACCAACTAAAGCCCCATACTAATGACAGAACTATTTGAACTTTTCCGTGAACATCCTAAAACCATGTGGGCCCTTGTAGGCGGGCTACTTACGTCCGTAGGGGTGTTCCTTATCGCTGGTCGTGCCATTATCCACCGCATACGAGGTAAGCACATGGCTACCGCCATGGACCGCATGGACGGCCTTTTTTCTCGGCAAGATACCCGCATTGAAAAGCTAGAGATTAGGTTAATGGCGGTAGAGGAGGAAAAGTTGGCCGCCAACCTCCGGGCGGCCAAGGCCGAACACCGCGCGGCGCAAGCGGAGCAGAGGGCGTCGCAAGCGGAGCAACAAATGGGCGACCTTCGTAACATTATCGTAGAGCTTCGCGCCCGCCTACTGCACTTAGAGCGCGAACGGGACACAAAAAAAATATAGTGACTACCGGGCAATACGGTAAAAATATACTATCTTACCGGCCATCGAAACAAAGTATGTTTCACTAATCCAAATTATCCACACATGGACACCACCAACGCAACCGGGCAAGGGCTCGGCCCAATCACCCCCCAAGATCGGGGCGCCCTCGGCATTAACAACGCCAAAGCGTTCCTTACCGCCCTCGCCGGCCAAGTTATGGCGGGCGCAAGCCTCGACGCGAACCGGGACGGCACTATTAGTACGTCAGAATGGACGGGCTTTGGTACGGGCTTCATCCTCGCCGCCCTTGGCAATCTATCCACCGGCCGCGCGGCCTTTCCCGAATTTGGAGATCTCAAAGGTCCCGAGTTTGGCGAACTGACTGCTCACGTTTTGAATACGGATTTTCTCCCGGGCGACCAAGACCAAGCGGAGCAACTCGTTAAACTTGTTCTGCTTGCCGCCAATGCCAACCGCTTACTTATTAGCGGTATCCTAGACCTCTCGCAAGGTCGCCCGCTGGATTTCGACCCGCTCGAAATCTTCGGAGCCACGTTCGGCGCGTAATTTGAGCCGCGAAAACGCCTTAAAAGTGCGAAGTGTAACCCGATCTCGTATTGGGTTACACTTTTCTTTTAGAAAAAACCGTATATTGTCGCAAAATAAAAAGTAATGCTAGGATTCCTCCACGGTGTAGAGATCGACGAAGTGTCAACAGGTAATAACAATATCACTACCGTACCCTCCGGCGTTATCGGTCTCGTGGGCACCGCCCCCAAAGGTGCAACTAACGCGCTGACGGTTATTTCCTCCTCTCGTCAGGGTCTCGAAATCTTTGGCGAAGACGTCCCCGGGTTCACCATCCCGGCAGCCCTTGACGCTATTTTCGCCCAAGGCGGTGCGAAAGTACTAGTTGTAAACGTCTTTGACCCGGCCGCCCACACTATAACGGTAGCTGACGAGACGGTTACTATCGCCAACGGGGCCGCAACGCTCGCAAATGAGCCGGTCGACTCCATCGTAGTCACCAACGCCGCCGGTACGACCACGTACGCCGTCGGTGTAGATTTCACAATTACCGCCTACGGCGCCATACGGGTCGTCAATACGGTGTCGATTCCTAACGGAAGCGAACTCCTCGTGGACTACCGCCACCTCGACCCGGCCGCCATTACGGCAGTCGTAGTTAACGGTTCGGCGGCCGCCCCACGGACGGGCGTAGAACTCTTGGAGGAGGCCGACTTAACTTTGGGCTACTCTCCTAAAATTCTTATCTCCCCTACTTACGTGGAGGAGGCGAGCACCTCCGCCCTACTGTTGGCGAAGGCTGCCGCGTTCCTCGGCGTTGCGCTTATCGACGCTCCGGAGGCCGCCACCCCCGCCGGTGTTATCGCCGGGCGAGGACCCGCCGGCGGAGTCCCCGGTTTTCAAACGACAGACAAACGGGCCGTACTCCTATACCCGTACGTAAAAGACACCGACGCCCGCAACAACCCGGTAAACCGGCCAATGTCGGCCTACGCTGCCGGCCTCATGTCCGTTGTCGACGCTACCGAGGGGTATTGGGTCTCTCCATCAAACCACCAACTCAAAAGCATTCTCGGCCCGGCCACATTCCTTACCTCCGGTTTCCGTAACGCTAACAGCGACGTGAACCAACTTAACGAGGTGGGCGTTACCTCCATCCTTAACGCCTTCGGTACCGGTTTCCGTCTTTGGGGCAACCGCAACGCCTCGGCACCACTAAACACGGTGTCGGACGTATTTATCTCCGTACAACGGACCAAAGACGTACTTAACGACTCCGTGGCGTTCTCTATGCTACCTTTCATTGACCGGCCCATTACGCCGGCGCTTATCGACTCAATCCGGGAGGCGGTCAACTCGTACCTTCGTACCCTTACCGGGCTTGGCGCCATTCTGGACGGACGGTGTGCGTACATCCCGGCGGACAACCCTACGGCCGCTTTGGCCCAAGGCAAACTCGTTTTTGACCTTTCGTTTCAACCTCCGACACCTGCCGAACGCGTAACCTTTAAATCCTATTTGGACCAAGGGATACTAGACGCGGTACTAAACGCATAAGCCCAACTTTCCCCAACTCTAAAAAATTAAACCCCCAATGGGCATACAAATCAATCGCGTAACTAACGGAAATCTTTACATCGACGGTGCCAACTTTCTCGGCACCGTAATGGAGATGAACTTACCGGCCATCACTCAAAAGACCGCCGAACACAACGCCCTCGGAATGATTGGCACGGTAGAAACCTTCGCCGGTTTCGAGAAAATGGAGTCTACCATTAAGTGGACGGCAGTTTACGCCAAGGTCCTCTCGTTAATCTCCGACCCATTCAAATCGCACAGCCTCCAACTACGGGGAAATATAGATAAGTTCGACTCGGGCGGCCTCAACGCCCAAGAGTCGTACGTGGTCTATCTCACCGCCGCGTTTAAGAAAGTCCCTACGGGCGATTTTAAGCAGCACGAAAACGTCGAACTCGAAACCGAGTTGGCGGTAACCGCCATCAAGGTAGAGATCGCGGGCGCGGAGATTCTCGAATTTGACGCCCTCGCCAACATCTATAAGGTAGATGGCGTGGATAAACTTGCAACATACCGGGCCAACATCGGCGCGTAAAAAATCGTCCGGCCCCGGACGGAACCCGAAACGGCTTTAGGGAGCCTATTAACCCGTTTCACACATCACACTATAACATTATAACACTATACCATTATGCCAAAGCAAGTAAGAGACGTAGTGACGTTCGTACATGATTTTAACTTACCAGCGTCAGGTAAGAAGTGCTCGTTTATTGATTTTCGGGGCCACCACATGGTAGAGGCGACCCGCCTAATGGACGGCAAAGTTGAAATGTTCACGCCGGCCCTTATGCACGTAGTTGCACGTGTTGAAGGCGTAAAGATTACGATGGAGGAGTTTTTGGAAATGAAGGGTAAGGATTACATGGCGATTACCACCGCGCTTTCGGAGCAGGGTTTTATTTAATCTCCGAGGCGGATGTTATATTTTTGGCCAGTATAACCGGTTGGAGCTACTCCGAAATAATGTATACGATACCGCCCCGTGAGATTTTCCGATACCATGCCGAGGCCGTTAAGCTTCACAATAAGTTAGCGAAACAAGCAAACGCCGGGGGTTAATCTCTCCGGCGTTTTCTGATAAATGAAAAAATGAAAAAACTACTTACCGCGCTCATTACGCTTAAGGCCGTAGACAAAATGTCGTCGACCGTTAACCGCGCGTATGGCAACGCGCAAAGTAAGTTGTCTAGGTTGTCGCGTAGTAGTGACCGCGTTGCGAAAAAATCTACGGCCATCGCCTCCTCGGCCGGTATCGCGTCGCTTGGCATGGCGGCCGCGCTCTCCGTACCCGTCCAAAAGGCCATACAATTCGAGCAAGCCATGGCGGACGTTGGCGCCGTTATGGCCAACGTGACGGGGCCTCAGATGGAGGCCCTAAATAAGCAAGCCCGGCACCTCGGGGCCACGACACAGTTTACGGCCACGCAAGCCGCCGAGGCTATGGGTTTCCTCGCCATGGCGGGTTTCGACGCCACGCAAACTATGGAGGCCATGCCGTCTATGCTGAATTTATCAGCGGCCGGCGCTCTTGACTTGGCGAAAACTGCGGATATAGCTAGTAACGTTCTTACAGGTTTCGGGTTAGAGGCGAACCAAATGACCCGAGTGGCGGACGCCCTTACGGCCGGTTTCACCTCTACGAACACGGACCTTGTTATGTTGGGGGAGACTATGAAGTTCGCCGCCCCCATCGCCTCAAAACTTAATCTTTCGTTGGAGGATACCGTGGCCATCGCCGGTATGTTGGGTGACGCTGGAATACAGGGCTCGATGGGGGGTACCGCCGTACGTACCTCGCTCCTCCGCTTGGCCGGCCCGCTACGTAAGGGTGAAAAAGCCCTAAAAAAATACGGCATCGCTACGTTAGACCTTGCTGGAAACGTTAAGCCGGTCCCGACGCTCTTTGCGGAGATTGGGAACAAGCTAGACGCGTTGCCGTCAGGCGCTAAAATGGCCGCTCTCCGGGATATCTTCGGCACGGAGGCCACAAGCGCCGCCGCTGTTTTTCTAAACCAAAAACGAAACGCCACCTTACAAGATTATATTGCCAAGTTGCAAGAGGCTAAAACGGCCGAGCAAGTAGCGGCCGCCCGGATGGCGACCACTAACGGTGAAATACTAAAACTAAATTCGGCGTACGAAGACGCCATGATTACGATAGGACTGGCCTTTTTGCCAATGCTCGTAAAGGTCGCCCAAAAGGCCGCCGCCGTAGCTACGGCCATCTCTACGTGGGCGCAAGCGAACCCCAAACTTTTTAAGACGCTTGCTAAAATCGTACTCGTAGTGGGTGCGGTTATCTCGGCCATCGCCGTCGTTGCTACGGTAGTTGCCGCCGTATCCTCCGCCGTCGGTTTTATGGCCACGGTGTTCTCCGTCGTGGGTACCGTTATTGGCTTCGTATCGGGTGTAGTAGCCACGATAATTCCATTCATATCGGCTTTAGCTGCCGGCTTTACTTTCCTTACTGGTATTGCGGCTTTGCCCTTCGTGTTGGTAGCCGCCGCGATTGCTGCCGCCGCGTTTTTGATATACAAATATTGGGACCAAATCCAAGCTTTTTTCGTAAAGCTCGGCCCTAAGATGTTGTCCGCTGGTAAGAGTATTGTAAACATGATCGGCCAAGGAATAAAGTTTGCCCTAACCGGTCCGCTTTCACCTTTCGGATTAATGAAGGCCAACGTTAAAAAGATACGCGATCTACTGCCGTTTAGCCCGGCCAAGACCGGACCGCTACGGGATATCCACCGTATAAAACTGGTGGAGACCATCGCCGGGAGCATAAAATCTAAACCTCTCGTATCGGCCATGACCGGCGTGGTAGGCGACGTTGCGAATATGTCAGGCGCCCGGCCGGCGTTATCGCCCTCCTCGTCCGGCGGCGGTGCGATCAATGCACCGATAACGGTAACCTTTAACGGGGCCGTTTCGGAGAACGATAAAATGGATTTTCGCAAGATGTTGGAGACCCACAAAGCCGACCTCGCCCGAATGATGGGGCGCATAAATAACGACACTAAACGCCTCGCATACTAATGTATTACACCCTTGGAGATACCATTTTTACCGGAGCGTTCGGACCTTCGGCCGTTTCGGCGGAGTACGGGGCCCCATTGTTCGCACAGCAACAACCCATCGGCGGCAAAGCCATACTCCAAGACACCGGCACCGGCTTAAACCGGTTCGGGCTTACTCTTTTTCTCGACTTTTCCTTTACCAACGTACCCTCGGCACTCGCCGAGCTACGCGGGTACATGGACGCCCGGCGCGTCGTAGACTACTCGGCCGGTAACGGTGAGTTTTTCGGTACGTTTGTACTAACTAAAATGGCGGTCACGGAGCTAAACCGCAACCCTCGGGGCGAACTAGTTACGGCCTCCGTGGCGGTCGACCTCCTCGAATACGTAGACGCGGACCCCGAAGCGTCCCGGCGCCGTAGAGCGGTTACCGAGGCGGTAGCGGTGACGGAAAACGGAGTTATCCCGGTCCGTGTTACCGCGCTACCGACATCCCCTACGGGGCAAGTCGTGTCTACTCTTGGCGCCGGCATGGCTGCCGGCTTGGAAGGCGCCCTCATTATCGAACGCGCCGTTATGTTCTCCCCTGAACGCGAAAGTTTACTAAACCAAGCCGAGGCCATATATAAAGTTGGTCGGGATAAGGTAGCCGAAGGCATCTCCGCCGCCGCCAACGTCCAAACCTTGGCCGCCCGGGCTCCGACGCTCTTGGCCGATATGGAGGCCGTAAAAAGTGCAATGGAGGTAGCCGTAGGCGCCGCCAAAACGGGCGACCTAACCAACGCTCGGGCGGCCGCAAGTAACGTCGTAGCCGCGTCCGACGTGGCCGCCACAAGCTCCCGTTTTTTATCCGTAGATCTAATAACCCGACGCGCCTAATGGAAAACACGCAATACATTGAGTACATTACCCACGAGGGCCAACGGCTGGACCAAATCGCACACGCGAGCTACGGAGACGTCAACAACTGGAAACCCATACTTGACGCTAACCCGTCTCTCCCGATCTCCGCGAACCTACCGGCAGGGCTACGCCTTCGCGTCCCGGTATTAAGCGTGGCAACCGTCAATGATAACGCGCTAAACCTACCACCATGGAAACAGTAACCCGGGCGGAATTAACCGTATTGATTAGGGGCCGGGACGTAACTAGCGACCTAACGCCCTACATTTTGTCGGCGAGTTACGAGGACGCGGTGGCGGGGGAGGCGGACAGCCTTACGCTAACCGTAGCCGATCCGGACGCGCGATTTTTAAACTCGTGGTATCCGGATAAGGGCGACACTCTCGAAATGCTGCTAGGTTATCCCGGCGACTACGTGCCCTCGGGACTTTTTGAGATCGACCAAGTAGACGTAAACGGACCTCCCCGGGCAATAAGTATTAAGGCGATCTCGGCCGGCATTACAAAGAAATTAAGAACTCGGCGGAGCTTCGCCCACGAGGGTAGCGACTTGCGTAAAATTGCCGCCACAATCGCGGACCGGCACGGCCTATCCGTCGAGGGTGAAATTAACGAAGGCTTAAAGGTCACTCGGTCTACCCAATATCGGGAGACCGACTTGGGCTACCTTTCCCGCATGGCGAAAGAGTATGGTTATGTTTTCAGCGTACGCGGATCCCGGTTAGTTTTCACGAATATTTATACTTTGGAGTCCCGCCCGGAAGTTGCCGCCCTCGACGTGGCCGAGCTCCTAAGCTACGCCTTCGCCGATAAGACTACCGAAACGTACGGAGCCGCCACCGTACGATACCACAACCCCGACACCCAACAATATACCGAATATGTCAAAGAAAACGAGGCCGCTACGTCTACCGAAGCCGACACGGTGGAGGTTTTTACCGTGGCTAAGGAGCCGGCTACTGCCGAAGCCAAAGCCCGGGCCGCCCTGCACGACAAAACCACTCATAAGGTAACTGGCACAATTAGCCTACCGGGCCGGCCGGCGATCCTCTCGGGTAATAACGTAGAGCTCACCGGGCTTGGGGTGTTTGACGGCATATACCACGTCGAGCGGTGTAGTCACATCTACGACGTAGGTGGAGGGTACACCACATCGGCAGAACTCAAAAAAATACGATAAAATGTTAAGATTTGGAAACATAGCGGAAGTAAACCACGCCACCGGCCTCGTCCGCGTGGAACTCCCGGAAGACGCAATAGTAACTTCGTGGCTTTCCTACGTTTGGCCTGCCACGCGCGCCTCCCGGAGCTACTCGCCCCCCGTGGTCGGTGAGAGCGTAGCCGTGCTACTCGACGAGTACGCCACGGACGGAGTGGTACTTGGCGCCATCTACGCGGCGGAGGTCGACACCCCGGGAGCTGACCCCGGCCAACATTTTACTACCTTTGCCGACGGCGGGCGCGTCGAGTACGACGAAAACACCGGCAGACTAACCGTAAATAAAGGCTCCGTTAACGTCCTCGTCGACGGCGCAAAGATCACGATAAGTAAGGGAGGCGAGAGCCTTGGAGGTATCCTTTCCGACCTCATCGACCAACTCGCCATCGAAACGCACACCGCACCGTCAGGACCGACCACGCCACCACTAAACGCGGCCGCATACACCGCAATTAAAACACGCCTCACACAATTCTTAGGCTAATGAAAAACAAAGAGAGCAACCCCGGGACGCTTGCTACCATCGCCGAGTACCTCCCGTACGTATCGGTTGTAGTCGCCACGTTAAAAAGCGTATGGATTTCACTATTCGGGCCAAAGAAAACGCCGGCGGAGAAAAAGTTGGCCGAGTGGAATAGTGCGGTAAAAGACTACCGTAAAAATCGCAACGCTATGACGTGGGAAAAGCTCCAACGTTTGGCCCGGATACTTTACCCCGATGGCTCGGTACTTCCGCAACTTACCGAGCTGGACAAAAATAAAAACAATGCCTAACACCGAGCCCTTAAACCCCGTTGGTACGGGCCCTTTCGACGCCGAAGACCTAGCCACCTCCGACTCGGCGGCCGAAATCTTAACGCCCCGTTTCAACGTCTCCGACCTTTTTCCGGAGGACGCGCCGGCCCGAGAGTCCTACCGGTCCGCCGAACAAGGCTTGGAGATTTATAGCGCGAATTGGCAACTCTCGGCCACCCGCTTCGGCGGGATTGTGGAAGGTAGCGAAGACCTAAACCAAGCCATCACCCTCGCCCTCTCCACGCGTAAGGGCTCCGACCCATTCCGGCCCACCTTCGGATCCGACATTTGGGAGCAAGTGGGTAGGCCAATATCGTTAGCCGGTCCGGCCATCGTAAGGGCCGTGCGGGAAACCGTAGGCGCTTGGGAGCCGCGCGTAAAAATCGTATCGGTATCCTACTCTTACCAAGACAGTTACGGCGGTAATGCGGGCCTACTATCCGGCATCCGTATAGATATTACATGGGCTCCCCTCGCCAACGGCTCGGCGAATCAAATCCTTAGCCTCTTAGTTGCCGACTCTATCGGCCTCGGAGACGTGGAGGACGTCGGAATTATTCGTATATTGGCAACCGAAGCCGGCGAGGCAATTATAACCGGCCTTGGAGAATTTATTTTAGTATGATCGCACCGCAATTTGTCGACACCGGCTACGAGGCAATCGTAGCGCGCATGGTTGCCCGCTACGAGGAGATCGTGGGCCGCACCGTCCAGCCCGCCCAAGTGGAGCGGCTCGTTATCAATAATATCGCCTACGAGATTAAGGTGGCTTTGGAGCAGATGCAAAGCGCGTCAGAACAACAACTACTCGCCTTCGCCACCGCTCCTATGCTGGACTTTCTCGCCGAGCTTGTAGGCGTAGATCGTCTACCGGCCTCGGGTGCGGTTACTACCTTACAATTTACCGCCGTGGTCGGTGCCACGTCTGCCGTGGTGCCCGCAAACACCCGCGTAGGGTCGGTGGATGGCCGCGTTATTTTCCTCACCACCGAGGCCGTTACGTTGGCCGGCTCGCCTCTTACGGGCACGGTTGGCGCGATATCCACCACGGTAGGCGCCAACGGTAACGGGTATCTACCGGGGGAGGTTTCCCAAGTTTTGGACCCCCAACCCTTTATAGCTACTGTGGCGAACACCGAAACCACCAATGGCGGAGCCAACGCGGAGAGCGACGACGAATTGCGGGAGCGTACCCGATTGGCGCCCGCCCAATACTCCGTTGCTGGTCCTAGCGAGGCTTACAAGTTTTTCGCCCGTAAGGCATCCTCCGCCATTATCGACGTGGCCGTAATGTCACCGGCACCGGGCACGGTAAACGTATACCCGTTAATATCCGGGGGCGTAGGGACGCCGCAAACACTCCTCGACTTAGTGAACGCCACCTTAAACGACGATAGGGTGCGGCCACTAACTGACACCGTGGCGGTTATCAGTCCGACGGTAGTACCGTTCGTCGTCAATATCCAAATAACAGCATACACCAACGCGGACGAGGCCACGATAGTCTCCGGGGCCACTTCGGCCGTGGCGGCGTACCTTCTAGCCCGGGAGAACCGCTTAGGACAAGACGTAAAACGCTCCCAACTTATTCACCTTGCCACCACCTCGGTATCCGAGGTGTTCGACGTTAACGTAGTTGAACCGGCGGCGGATGTCGTTGTAAACTTATCGGAGGTCCCCAAGGCCACCGCGCTCACCATTACCGTAACGAACCGCTCCGATGGATAACATTGCAAGTGCGCTAGTTAACGCGCCCCACATTACAGCCTTCGCCCGGGCCACCGCCGCCGAACTCGCCGACACGAGTTTCGCGCCCTTACTTATGTATGTGGTCGACGAAGCGCCCGAGGACGCGTTGTACTATCTAGCGGAACAATTTAACGTCCTCGGCTGGAAAGGGTGGAACTTGGCCACGACCGCAACCGCCCGGCGCGAACTGATTAAAAACGCCATACGCCTACAACGCGCGAAAGGTACCCCCTACGCAATACGGGAGGCGGTGCGTACTCTAGGTTTCGAGACGGCGGTAGTACGAGAGAATATTGGCGTAGATTACGACGCGGCCAACAACCACGACGGGACAATTAGTTACGGAGACGGGGGCGGCCTTTTCACTTTCCGGGTACTCATCTACGTAGGTGCCGACGTCGCCATTAACGCCACGTCCATCGGCGAAATAACCGAGTTAGTTTTGGCGTATAAAAATGCGCGTAGCCACCTTATAGATATTTCCTTTGGTATCACTCTCCAAGACACCCTCGCCTCGGAGGAGACGTTGGAATACGATGGCTCCGAACTTTCGGAGAGACTAACCCCCGGCGTTTACCACACCGGAGCGGCTACCTATAACGGTGCCGAGACACACAACAACACCGCAAGTTCCGTAAACTTGCGTATTTTTACTAACGGAACACTAACCGAAGATGCTAACTACTGACAAACTAATACCTACCGGTGCCGTAACGCTTAGAGGCTTTGACGCTGACGGACTCCTATGGACTTGGAACGCGTATAACCTCGTAGTGAACGGCGGCCGCCAAGCTATTAGCCGCCTACTTGGTAACCAACCTACGGGTAAGAATATCGACCGGTTCGCCGTAGGATCCAACGGATCCGGCGCGGTGCTTACTGACGTCGCAATTACTGACCAATTCGCCAAGGCCGTATCGGGTATTTCCTTTCCGGGTAATGGTGTACAATTCGCGTTTTCGTTGGAACTTTCCGAGGCTAACGGGCTCACCATTCGGGAGTTTGCCCTACTTTGTGCGGATAATACCGTATTTTCCCGCATAGTACGCGCCCCCATCATTAAGGACAACACCGTACGCATTGAGGGTACGTGGACAATCAATTTTTAAACTATGGCAAATCTAACCGAAACGCCCACCTTTGACACGGGTATCTACCAATTAGAACTTACCGATCCGGTAGTAGGAGGACCTAACGGTACGTCTAATATGCAGGCTAAAGGGCTCGCGAACCGGACAAAATACCTTTTCGATAAGCTCGTAAATTCCGGCCTTAACGGCAGCCCTCGGCAGTTCTCCGGCGACGTTAACACGTTGTTATCGCCCGGGTTTTACCTTATCCGCGCGGACTCTACCAATATGCCCGTAACGGGTAAATTCGGGCACATGTTCGTATCGGGTGACGCCGCCGCGCCCGATCAAAACGGGCAAGGTGCGTCGGTGTGCCAACTGTTTATACTGAATAATTCCGACGTTTCGGAGATATACTTCCGCGTCCACCGGCAAACCTCCGGGCTCCCCGGGTGGAGTAAGTTGGTCTCCTCCTCCGACCTTGACGCGATTAGTGGCCAGCTCGTGGGCATGGTCTCCCCGTTCGGTGGGGCCGCCGCCCCGTTCGGTTGGTTCGAGTGTAACGGCGCGGCTGTTAGCCGGTCGACTTACGCGGCACTATTCGCCCGCATTGGTACAACGCATGGAGCCGGAAACGGCACCACTACGTTTACCCTCCCGGATCTACGGGGCGAGTTTGTGCGCGGTTGGGACCATGGCCGAGGCATTGACTCCGGCCGTGCCGTGGCGTCTACCCAAGCGGACGAGCTCAAAAGCCACAACCACGGCTTCACTAAACCCGGGCCGGACACTCCGCAAGTACTAGTTAACACCATCGCCGGCGCCAACTTCGTAGTACCTACTGGTCAGCTCATAACTACCACGAACAACACCGGCGGGACCGAAACGCGCCCGCGTAGCGTGGCGCTAATTCATTGCATCAAATATTAAATTCCACCCGATGAAAACTATTTTTCACTACGACGAAAATACCGGGGGTTACCTTGGCCAGAACGTCGCCGACGTCGACCCCGCAACGGGTAATGCGCTCTTACCAGCCCACGCCACCGATATCGCCCCGCCGGCGCTATTGGGCGTTAAATTCAACATTAAGAAAGGGTGTTGGGAAGGCATCGATCCGGCGGCCGTAGTCGTCGAACTACCGAAGCCCGTGGAGATCGTAGAGGACATTATTTTATCCTCCGAAGACCTCGAGACCACTACCCCCGACGTGCTGGCCGTCAACACCCCCGGAGAAATGGAGGAGCGGGTACCCGCAAAAAATAAGCGCCGCCGAGGTCGGCCGCGCTCATAAAATAATGGGTGTTCTCATAGTGTGTGTAGAGTTTCCCCGGTCGGCCTCGTGTCGGCCGGGGTTCTCTTTTAAAAGGGCTAACGGCCCACGTCCAGAACCACCTCGCGGCCTTGGTTGAATGCGTTATCTAGGATCTTGTAGAGGCGCTTGTACCCCACCACGGAATCCGTTAGGGTGTACGTATTACTGTTTGGGTCAAAACGTGCCCCCATCCCGGTAAGTAGACAGCCCCGTGTATCCACGTGGCCGTTCCCTACGTGCATAAGTATGGCCGAAAAGTTATCCACGTCCGTTAGTAGGGGTACGAAGGTGTGCCCCCAACGTCTTTTATACTCGCGGAGAAATCTACCGGCACGGTACCGGAGGACCGGGTATTGCCCGGCGGGTATGCGGGTCTCGCCCGGTACCTTTTTCGTCCTAAAGCCGTCCTCCAAGAGAAAACATATAAAGAGCGGGTAACCGTTAGGGTTGTCCATTTCTAGCTTTGAAAGCGTAGTGGTTGCGGTTTCGGCGACTTGGGTCACCGTCAGGCAAAGGGTAGTCGATGGCATAGCTTTAGGTTTGAGAGTCTACCCACTCTTTGGCCGTTTTGCGGGCGTGTTGTAGGCTTGGGTAGTTCCGGAGTGTGTAGGTGAAAAAGTTAACCCGCTCGCCGGTCGGGTCCATTACGTCGAGGGTGCCCCGGCGGCGCTTCGGTCGGGTAGTCCCGTCTTTTAGTTTTCGGGCTTCTAATTCGACGATCTCGCCGCGCTTTATCGTGTGGTACTGGTAAATCATATTAGGTCGTCAGGTTGTGCGGTGACCGCGTGGTAAATCCGGCGGGTTAGGTGGACGTCGTAGAGCGCGTCGTGGAGCCTTGTTTTGTCCACCTCTATGCCGAGGGTCATGGCGACCCGGAATTGTTTAAAGGTAGGCATTTCGGGCCTTTTGTCGAGGAGAAATTGGGATGCAAGTACGAGGGCGTCCAGCGTATCGGAATAAAACCACGATCCGAAAAAGCGGTCGTCGTTTTGATCAAACCACGCGCGCAAAAAGATATCGTCGAACGCACGGTTATTGTAGCCCACAAGGTGGGCCTTATCCTTGCGGTTAAACTTATCTATGTACTTGCCGAGGATGTCCGTAAAAGCCCGGTACCCGTCGGCCATGGGCATGTATCCGGCCAAGTCCTCCGCAGTTACGCCGGCGATTTCGAGCGCCTCGACTAATACTTCCGCTTTAGGGTTTGGCTGCACTTTAAGGTCAAACGTTTCTACTACTTCGCCGTCTACCTCGACGAGCCCGGCGAGCTGGTGGATGCCGTGGCGGTTCGGCTTAAGCCCGGTGGTTTCGAGGTCGTAAAATATTTTAATCATTACTTAGGTTTTTAAGTGCCGCTACCGCGTAAAGACCGGCGAAATAATCGGACCGCTGAGTTAACATTTTGTAAAGTATTTTGACTTGGTAGCCGTACGCCGCGTCGATTTCCGCGCCTTCGTGGGTAAAGCCGGCCTCCCGGTCGGCCACGAGTAGTTCGGCAGCCCGCGAAAGGGCTTTGGCTTTAGCGAGGTGCTTAAGGTCTATTGGTTTCATTGGAAAGTAGTTTATAGAGGTGCCGATACTGTTTTTTATAGGACACCGCACCGCTATCGTAATAGTGGAAATGGTGAAGGTTGTGGCGGTTCGCCCTGTTTTCGTAGTAAGCCTCGTCTACATCTCGGTACCCGAGCTCTACGTATGACTTTAGGTAGTTCATTGGAAAGTAGTTTAGCGGGTTGCGTATTTTACTGGCATTATTATAAACCGCGTACTTGGGTGGAATCTCTTGTGGGGGTAGATAAAGCGGACGTCCACCGGCTTAAAGCTGGAAGCGGCTACCAGTTCTACGGGGGCCGAAACCTTACGGCCTATATCCGCAATACTGTTTAAGGCTAGGTACAACAGGTTGAATTTTGCCCCGTTGAAACAGAGGCTCGGGGTTGTCGTTTCCTCGTAGTCGGAAGCTGCCGGAATAACCGCGTCTAGGTCGGGCACTCGAAAGGGTGCCATTTCGCCGTCAGGCGTTACGTAGGGGAGGGCGACGGGGCCCCCTCTTTTTAGTATCACGTAAAAGACGCCCGGACTAGGGGAGGACATAGAGAGTATTTCTTTACCCTCTACTTTTTTCCAGTCATTACGGTGGAAGCTCTTACCATCTAGCTCCGCCAAGATCCCCCCACGGGTGTATCCTACTTCGTCCTCCGCGTAGCCTACTACGTCCTCCGCGTGGATCCGGGCCATAACGTGGGCGTCGGTGGCGTATATATGGCCGTTTTTTGCATGCACATGCATAAGGGCCGGCACTAGCTCGTCGGAGCTACAAAGTTGGGATAGGCGTGGTAATTTTAGTAAAGTACTCATTGTAGTTGTGTTTTCAGTTGAAGCGGTGGGCAAGTCCGCAATGTGGCCCGGTAGGTGCGCTATGTGGTTGTGATCTCCATACCGTCCAGATGTGACGGGCCGGAAATAGGCTTAACAGGGTTCGGAATTGGCGCCTCCATGCGGGCCACAATTTGGCGTTGGCCGCTACGGATAAAGGACTTCATGGGCGCTTCTATGGCGGTGGCCATGCGGTCCGGTGTTGGGGCCCGGGACCACTCGGCGGCCATTTCCTCCGCCAATTCGAGCCGGTGGGCTTGGGCGTTTAAAGTGCGGACGGCGTACTTTGACCACTCGTAGGCGGTGCGGTTAAGCTCTTGCGTTTTTTGGGTCTTTTTTTCGAGCTGTAAATATCGCTCGGAGAGCTCCAAAAACGCGGCGGCCCATTTCTCTTGACCGGCCGGTATGGTGGGTATTAACTTTTGCGTATCCATTAGTCGATGGGGTTTACTGCCGAGTCGGCAAGATTATTAAATTCGGACCCGAGTATTTCCACCATTTCGGGGCGGGGTTGGTACCGGCGTACGTCGCTCGGGATGGACACCAACACGTAAGACGCGTCGAATATTAAGCGCGGCGAACACGAAGGGTATGCGAGCGAGCCCAAGACGCCCTGCATACCGAGCGTCTCTTTAACGTCGGTGTGCGACACTACCGGCAGCTTTGCCACCTGCGCACGGATGTGTTTCGCGAATGGGGCATACCATCCGGGGTGACCGATAACCGGCCTAAAAAGTTTTGGCTTAGGCTTGGGCTTAGTGCCACGGAAAACCGCGACTACGCCCCCGCAAATGTCGGTCTCGGCGTTGGCTCGTTTGTGTGGAGTTCCGAAGTGGTGGACCACGAACGCCTCGGCTTTTTGTTCCGCGCGCTCGGAGCGAAGCCGTAGGGCTTGTAGCTGGTCAAATAGAGGGTTTCCTTTTTCTATCTTGAAATTCATAATCGTATTAAGTTATTCGGGTGAAATTAGTACCCCAAAGGTTGACATCGTGGCCAACACGTATGCGGGAAATTAGTAGAATGTGATCCGGCGGAAGCATTGTATTTGAGAATAAGCTTACCGCCCCCAACGTTTGTACCTCCGTAGGGCAATACGGGTCCGTCACCTTATACGTTTTTAGGCGGTAAGTTTTGCCGGGCGTTGGGGGCCAAAGGGTTAGTTGTTTATTTTGCATACGGTGAGCATTTTTCGAGGTCCGCTTTGGCTTTCGCGTTTTCCCACTTTATGTAGTGGTTCACGTGGAACGGGCTAATTAGAGAGATAGCCTCCGCGAGAGTCTCGACCTCTCCGGTTTGGAGTAGGCCTTGCGCGTCACTTACCGCGTCAAAGTAGGACACGGGGGCGCACGGGGCGATATAATCTACGTCGCTCGAGGTAGAAAGCGTAGCCGCGTCAAACTCTAAGGTGGAGTGCATAAGACCCGTCTTAAGGTCCGTAAACGATTCGTCGACCCCGCAAAAGTCGGATACGAATTTTGCGAAACCGGCGGGGGTGAATGACAAAATAACACCCCCTACTGTCCCCACGGTAGTGCGCGCGTACCGGGTCGCCCCGACGGATTTAACCGTTTCGTAGGTGAAGTAGTCCACCTTTATAGTGACGTTTTTTTCTAGTAGGGTAATCATTTTAAAACTGTTTAGCAAGCTACTCGCTTACGATAGTACAAATATACGACCACCTAACCCACTCTTGCAACTATTACAAATATTTTCTTTAAACTTTCTTTAAGTTGCGCCGGTATAGTCAAAAAGGTAAAGAGTACACCCGTTGGGCATTTGCTCACTAGTCGACATTGTGAACCCGGCACCTATGAAAGCGTAAACCTCCGAGACGGTAAAACCCGCGTCCACAACGAACCTAAAGCCCGTGCTGGTCTTGCGGGCCAGCTTGACTTTAGCCAAAACCATTACGTCGTACCATTTTAATCTACTTGCCATTTTTGTACTCTTTAACCATGGCCTTTACGGCCGCCATAAAATCGTTTTGATCCGCGCTCTTTTCGTCTCCGCGCTTAACTACACGTTCGTCTATTGTTCCTTTACTTACCAAGTGGTGTATAACTACTTGGTTCTTTTGGCCTTGGCGGTGCAAGCGGGCGTCGGCTTGCTGTTTCCACTCTAGGTTCCACGTTTGGCCGAACCATATAATTATATTGCCCCCATCTTGAAGGTTAAGGCCGTGGCCTCCGCTCGCGGGATGCATCAGTTGTATTTGGGTCTCCCCGGCGTTCCATGCGTCTATATCTTCGCCGTCGATAGTGGTGGCCGGATGGTATTTTTTCAGTCGCTTAACAAGCCGGTCCCGGTCGTGCCGGAAGGTCCAAAAGATTAAGACCGGCTTACCGTTGGCCGCCTCCACGATCTGCTCTACCGCGTCAAGCTTAAGCGCATGGACGGGTAACGACTCCCGCGTCGTCTTAGGCTCCTCGTCGCTCTCCCAATCGTAGTCCTCGTCGTAGACGATTTCGGGGTTAGAGTACACCGTACCGTTGGCGAATTGCAGCAACTTGTTAGAGAGGGCGGCGGCCGTGTCGGCTACCACCTCTTTCTCGCCGTGTTCGTCCTCTTGTAGAAAGGCCATAATTTGCTCCCGTTCAAACTCTTTATATCGGGCCATCAGCTTCGCACTAAATTCAATATCCACATAATTGTTTATGCGCCCCGGGAGGTCCAAGTAGTCTGCCGTCTTCATTGATATACAGATGTCGCCTATTTTTTGGTAAATGATTTTCTCGGCGCCGTCTCGGAGTACATACTTACTATACCCACTATGCGCGCTATGATCGAAATATTTCTGTTTAAAAAACGTTTTCGACTCTCCGAGCCGTTTACCTCCGTCTAAGAGATATATTTGGGGCCAAATGTCGAGGAGGCCGTTCGGTATTGGCGTACCTGTTAGCCCCCAAACACGGGCAAAACTTGGGCGTACGATCTTCGCCGCTTTGTGTAGTTCGCTACCATCGTTTTTGAACTTACTCAGCTCGTCGAGGATTAGCACGTCGTAGGGTAGCATAAGCCCGCCGAATTGATCGCAAAGCCACCCGAAAAGGTTGGTACTAATAGTGTAGACGTCGGCCGGTTCCTTTATGGCATGGAGGCGTTTTTTCTCGTTGCCCATTATACGGCAGACTTTTAGGCCGGCGAGGTGCGACCATTTCTCTACCTCCCTATGCCATACGTTTTCGGCCACCTTTTTAGGTGCTACCACTAACGCGGTGTCCACGGACAGTTCGTCTTGGAGCTGCTTAAAGGCTGTTAGAGCCGAGATCGTTTTGCCCAACCCCATTTCGAGCAGTAGTCCGGCCGACTCGTTCTCTATGAGGTGGGTAACGCAATGGAGCTGGTACGCGTGGAGGTTCTTAAAATGTAGCATGGGCACGTATAAATTTGTTTATTTTTTCTGTGGTGTCGATCACTTCAACGGCAAAGCCGAGGGCGATTAGTTTACGGTGTATTTGGCCTTGTTTCTTCGTCGGTTTCTGGCCGGTAGTTTTCACCTCCGCGAAGGCGATACGCCCGCCCGGGAACAAACAAATCCGGTCCGGTAGCCCTTTTACGAAGATGGCCGGCCACTTAACCGCCCACCCGCCTACGGCAGCGATACGGGCGACTAAGCGGTTTTCCAAGTCTTTTTCGCTTTCTTTTACGGTGGGCATAATTATATTATTTCTCGGGCGTAATATCTTTGGGTGCCATACGCTCCGAAACGTTTAGAAGTGCCGGCGGCGGACCAACCGTCCAAGCCTCGGAGTAGTGCGTTTATTTCTTTGGTCTTGTGTTGGTCGATCTTGCCCGGATCGTTACCAAAACACTCGGCCCAAACCTCGGCCACACAAACGTATTCGCGTTCTACGGTACCTATACTTTGGTCTTCAAAATCAAGACCTATTGCCGGCCCGGGGTGAGTGTCGAGGTACTGCCGACGTTCGTAGATGTCCAGCCCGGCCCAATCGGTGGGTAGATAGGTGTCGAGGTACCGCACTAGTAGGCCGTGACGTTCGTCCAGCTCGGAGTGGGCGCGTCTCTCCGTCTTGGCGAGGGCTTCGGCCGCACCGGTCAGGTAAAGGCGCTCACCAACTTCGTAGGCATCGACAGCTTCGGCCCAAATCTGGCCAATCTCCTCTTGGGAAATATCCCAAACGGATTTCGTTACTTTACGCGGGTGGACGTCGACCGGCATAAACCGGCGGTTATTATTATCGGCCTGCAGAAAGTCGGTTTTATTGGTTGTGGCGATAAAAATACATTGGCGCGGGAAGTCCTCTTGTACGCGGGCGTAGGCCGGCCGGAAAGAGTCGGTTTGTATCGTGATGAAATGTTTCACCGCCTCGACGTCCGCTTTACGCATGCCCGATAGCTCCGCCATTTCGATAAGCCAAGCGCCTTGTAGTTGCTCGAATGCTCGGGTACCTTGAACCGTGTGGAATGAGTCGGAGGACCACCCGTTTCCAAGCTTTCGGATGAAGGTACTTTTGCCCGTGCCCTCGTCGCTAACCAAGACCATTACTAGATCAAATTTACACCCCGGTTCCCGCACACGGGCCACGGCCCCGGTCAGTACCTTACGCATGGCCTCCCGTGTGTATTCGTTGTCGGCCGCTCCGAAATAGTCCACTAAAAGCGAGTCCATGCGGGCCGTACCGTCCCACGTTAGTCCGTCGAGGTAATCCCGTACCGGGTGAAACGTATTTTTTTCAAACTCCAACGCCATACAATCGTCAATCTTGCCCGTCGATGCAATAGCGTATACGGTTTCGATGTAGTTACGAAGGCCAGAGTAATCGACGCTCTTAATGGGCTCGGGCGAAGTAATTACGCGCCACGGAACGGCCCGCATTAGGTACCTCTTAAAATCAAAACTGTTGTAGGCGAATACCTCACCGATGTGCGGGTCGTGGGATAAAATAAGATTTAGATTAGTGGCGGACGATTTGTAGCTACCACGGCCGTCCATATCTAGTTTTGTCATCCACTCCAACGGGTCCGCCGGCTCCTCCTCCGGGTTGTCCGGCACCGTTGGTGCCTTGGGGCCCGGCTTGGCAGCCTTTACGGCCTCCTCGTATCCGTCGGCGAAATCGTAGTCGAGCGCGGCGATAGTCTCCGCACCTACCGTGCGACGCACGGCCGGGTCTTTTAGTGCGAGCGCCTCCATGGCCTTGTAACTTAGCCTTTTGGCTCCGGTACTCGTCGTGTCGACGTCGAGGTGTGCGAATTTGTGCATCCGCACAACGTCGAACGCATTACAGAGGTGCCCGCTGATTGGGTCCGTTCCGTGATGGCTGTATACGTAGAGGTCGTCGTATGCGATCACACCCTTACCCGTAGATCCATGGAGGTAGGTATATCG